AACTAAATCACTTGATATTGCTTTACGAATAATTGTATATTTATTTTTTTTGAAGCTCATGAAAATCAAAAGATATAATTCTTTTTTTAAAATAACTTTTATTAGGTTCAGTATAATGCATTAAGAATTGAGGCACAATCATAATATCACCCTGTTCCACATCAGGAGCATATAAAACAGTCTGATCATTTGTATTATTCCAAGGCTGTATATATGTTGTTTTTGGTGAATCTTTATTAATTTGTAAATATAATATACCAGTGTATCCTTGAGAGCTATGATTATGAGGAACATGATAATGACCTTTATCGTAAGTTACCGACCATGCTCTTTGTAATAAAATTTTGTTGTTATATTTTTTTTCTATCAATTTAAATTCATCTTCAAAGATTTGTCTTAGATTCCAAGTAAAATCAGCTTCATCTCTATTGCTATAAAAATTAGGTCTTTGTGTTTCTGGAAATTGTTTTAAAATTTTTTCAATGTGTTCTTTTTTGTTTTTGAAATCTACACATTTAATCTTAAAAAATTCTATTTTAAATATTGGTTCTATCTCATAGCTTATTTCAGACATCTTTAGCCATCTCTTTTGGCACCGCTTGTATATTCCAATGTATAAATCTAAATGGTTCAATACCAAAATCTACTGCATACTCGTGTTCTAAATAACCTGGAAATATAATTAATGTGCCTGGTTTAGGTTTTAAATGAAATTGTTCGTGACCAGGCCATACACCTTTCAAGTCTGGTTTCATTTTTAATTTTGTGCATCTTGCACCTGTCTTTGGTTCGTGAAATATTGGAAAAGAAGTTTTATCACTGCATTTTAAAAAATAAAATCCTGATACATGTTGATTCCAATGTATGTGTGCACTGTGATGACCACCACCTTTTTTAGCAAACTCTTGTACCCACATTTCACTAAACATAGTTTGATATTGTGACATATCATAACCTTGGTGATCTAAATATTCCCATGACTTTTGACCAATGTAATTTCTAAAATCTAAAAAATCATTATCTGTAAGAAGTTGTGTTGAATGATATGATCTTCCAAAGTCACCATTTTTTTTTATAAATTCTTTTTCTCTCTTACGAGCATCACTAATATATTTGTTACTTGCTTTATTTAACGATTTAACAAACTCTGGTTTTTCTTCACTCCATATTACAGTTGGAAAATAACTATTTATAAACATTATTTAAAAGGCCTCCCTAAATGCCATACCACAAGACTATATCTTGTGCCTGATGTTACTGGTTTAACTCTATGCCACACAAAACTAGGAAATACAATAATAGATCCTTTGGGTAATATCTCTTTACACTGTATTCTATGTTTTGATTCGTCTCGCATATGTGGATCATAGTTTCTAAAATCAAATTCTAATTCACCACCTCTATATTCTGAACCATCTGTTAATTGACAAGTCATAGATAGTTTTCGAATTCTTCCGTGTTCTGGATTGTTTGGATCTTTCCTGTCGTAAGGTTTATCCCAACTATCACAGTGCCAATCATAATATTGATTTAATTTATATTTTGTAAATTGACAAGACTCTGATCTTTCCCAGTCAAAATTCCAACCAGCTTTTGAATTTGCTTCATGTACATATGGATGTAATTCTTTATATATCCAAGTATCATTCAACCATACTAAATCAGAATTTCTTTTCTTTTTTAAATCTTTTACTTCCTCCTTGTTTAAAGGTTTTTTATTTAAATCTCTATCTCTTCCATAACCACCAGTTATAGCCATAACTTCTTTTTGTGATTTAGCATATTCTATGACATCATCACAAAATTTAGGTGTTAGCGCACCACTAAAATACCAATAATAATTAGATATATTCATATGTTATTGTTTGCACAAAGTTTAAACTATCCTTTTGATTATTAGTTAAGTAGTACATACAAGTAGATGGAAACATAATAAACATATTATTTTTTAATGGTATATCCCAACTTCTTCCTTTTCGTCTATTGTCTTCATAATGTATTCTAACCATACAATCTTTAACTTTTACACCATATAAAAATGTATAATCTGGTGAGTTACGTAAATCAACAGGATCTATATTTAATAATGGAATTGTTGTTTCTTGAGGCTTATACATATTGCCCCACGTTTCTTTGTTAATTAAATTAAATCCATACTCTAAATTTATATGATCTCTCATATAAGTATTTAACATATCGAATGTTCGTGAAAATGGAAAAGGTGAATCTGTAATTTCTGAGTTTAATATATCTTGTTGTAACTTATCTCGATCAATGTCCCAATCTTTAGGCATTGCCACATCACCATAATATAATGCTATTTCAGATAATACTTTCTTTTGCATATCACCACTTATGCCATAAGTTAAAGTTTTATTCCATTGAATTATTTAAATCCCAAGACTGGCCTGATTCGTTCCAAACATAGGACCAAATGTGTGTGCCAGCTTCATTTTGTGATTCTTGTTCTGCTGTTAATGCTGGAGCATCACCAATCGGTGATTGCCATCTAGCATCAGCTGTATTTTTTACCCAAGAAGCATATGGTTTTTTTGGCCAAAATATATTATTATCCTCATCCCACTCATAACCTATTCCTGCGTAATTTCCTCTGAATGCTTTTGAGTGATCACCTGATGAATGTTTGTTACCTAATGTATTATAAGATGTTTGAATCCACATCTGTGCAGGCCAGTTGTTGTGTGTTTCTAACCACTGTTGACCTACTGATTCATCTTCAACACCATCAGCGTTTAACATCTTATCATTATCCATAGTTAACACTTGAATAACTTTTCCGTTAGCTCCTAGTTTTGCAAAATGTGCCATAATGTTTCTCCTTATATATTAATTTTAATTATCATTCAACTACTGAAATTTATACCTAATAATAACAATTCCTGAACCACCAGATCCACCAGAACCAGAGGCTCCAAAATTAGGACCACCACCTCCACCACCGCCTGTATTAGCTGTTCCACTTACAGCTGCATCTCCTGGACCAGCACCACCTCTACCACCACCACCGGTTCCACCACTTCCTCTAAATGGAACAGATCCTGCTCCACCACCTCCACCACCAGCATAAGCTGTTGGAGTATTTGTAATACTTGTTGTTGCACCAGCACCACCATTACCTGCTTGATCACAACCTGAAGAATTTCCTCCTACAGCAGTTGCACCTCCGCCTCCACCACCGCCACAACTTGGTGGAACATTATTACCACCATTATTACCTTGAGACGGAGTAACTGGAGGCGTGTTTCCCGCTGCACCTGCATTTGTAGTATTTCGTGCACCGCCACCACCTGAGCCACCCGTGGCATTTCCCGGTCTAGGTGCTGAACCTGATGCACCTTTACCACCACCTGTTGATGTAATAGTTGAAAAAATTGAGTTTGATCCAGACGTTTGAGTGCCTGGAGTAAGAGTACCTGTTCCTCCTGCACCTACTGTGATTGGATAACCCTGCACTGAAACGGGTAAAGCTGAAACACCACCACCTAAAGGCGATGCAGTATAACAACCTGATGCTGCACCTGATGATTCTCTAAAACCACCAGCACCAGCTCCACCACCTTTACAAGCATTAGATCCACCCCCACCTGCTACCACTAAATAATCTACTACTGCCAAAGGTCCACTACCCGATGATACACAAAATGTTCCAGGTCCTGTGAATGTATGTACTTTAAAATTAGTGCAAACAGTCGCTACTGATCCACCAGTTGCTGAAATAAATTGTCCTGTTGATGCTGATGTTTGAAGTCCATCGTCGGTTACTAACCAACCTTGTGTTGAATCTATAAAAACTAATGTTACAGCAGCACCTGCTGTTGATAAAGTTGCATTAACTGTTGAACCACCAATTTTGTCTGAACCATTTTGAACTAATGTTACATTGCTTGTATCCCAAGTCCCTGCATAGTCTTTAAATGCAACTACGGCTCCGGCAGATCCTGCTGGAAGATTAACTGATATTGTACCAGCACTTGTGTTTAAAAAATATCTC